ATAATTATCAGGAACTAATTGATTACCTATATCATCATATTCTGTAGCATAAAATAATAAATGCACTACACCGTTTCTGAAGTTAGTTACAAATTTGTTATCTCTAATATCAAACGAATCATAAGAAGCAGATCCAGGAGTAAACTCACGAACTGGTGGAGCAAAGTTGTTCCAGTCACTTCTATAATTTACATCACATTGTTTTCTAGTAGATATATTTCCTGGCTTTAGTAAATAACTATGTCTATATGATCTAGCTATTTCATTGTTTGTTTTGTATACAGCTTGAACTAATTCAGGCATACACGTACCATCACAACTTGGATGTTGACACTCAGGGTTATTACAAGGTGTACCTCCTATTGTTAGGGGTGATACTTGAATAGTTGTTGCATTTGCTGCCTGAGAATAAAAAGAAGAAGCTGCAGGGTATGGATTACCTGGTATCGATGCACACATCCAAGCTTCCCTAACTGCATGAAAGTTATCTGGTAATCTTGCCTCAAAGTCTTCTATAAACAAAACTTGTTCACTAATTACGTAAGTGGTTCTTCCTAACTTTTTTAAACACTTGTCTAAATATGTAGGGAACAACAAATCATCCACTGCACCAGTATCAAAGTAACTTTTAAGTTCTTCTTTTACAGTTGCATATAGAGGCTCTGGTGAGACGAAATTGTATTTATAATAGTATGACATAGCTTATTTTTTCCATTCGTTGTATGTATGTTGGTACTTTTTATCGGTCTTTATATAGTGGGAGAGTAATCTTGATGTGTCTCTAGATGGTTTAAAATACCAAAGATCTGCATTTCTAAATCTTGCAGATTCTTTAAACCATAACCACCCAAAAAAATATCCTTCAGTGTGATAATTAAAGTTGTATATAACTTTACCTTTCTCTTTAGTTTTTTGCCAATCAATAGGAAGATTAATAAATTCTTTTCCTCCTACTCCTTTAACCTTTCTTCTTTTCTTTTTGTTTATAGAAAAGTCTCCAAAACCACAGGGAAGTTTTTCTTTTTCACCTGTTTCTAATATGTGATGTTTAAAAGAGTCATTGAATGCATAAAGTATATTTCTCCACTCATCAAAGTTTAAATTTACAAGTGGATTCTTTTTACAAAAATCATTGTAATTATCTTTACTCGCACTTCTCCAATCAACAGAGACTCTAGACATCTATATAGTTTTTAATTCGTAGGTTGAGCATTTGGTGCCTGTCCATCTATACCTTCATTACTCATATCAGTCTTAATTTGAAAGTATGTAGATAATAGTTTTGTAGATGTCATAGCTAATACTTGTTGCTGTAAGTACCCTGGTAATGCATATTCTTTATCTAAAGGGTTCTTACAATACTCTTCATCTGTATACTCAGGACTTCCACAATCACAATCTGGATACATTATTTCATTAGGTATGTCTTCTTCAAATAATGCAGCCATTCTTACTAACTTTAGCAATGGGTTACTAATATACATATATCCATTAGATATCCAGAAGTAACTTTGCTTTTTAATTATTGGTAACTTTAATAAGTTTAGATATCTATTTATTGTTATCTCTTTTAATTTAGTACCTTTTCCTCCCATAGCATTTATAGAATATACACCTTGAATTACATATTGGTAATTCCCTTCAGACATTCTTGGAAGTTTATATTTTGTTCTTGCAACTGTACACTCATCAGCAAACTCACAGCATTCAGATATAGGTACTTCAACCATTTCCAAACAAGGAATAGTGGTAAATAAAGTATCACTGGCCCAGAGTTTTCTTATATTAGTTTCTCTTTTAATTAAAGTCAATGCGTTAACTCTAACTTCAGATGCTATTGCTCTATCAGTTATAAGCGCATCAGTAGATAAGATCTTATGTGTAGATCTTATATCTGAAACTAATTTTCTCAATGTTGCCATAATTATATTCTTTCTTCAAATTCAGCCACCTTGCCTACTTTAAAATCATAAACTAGAGCTAGGGCAGCTCGTACACTATGTACAAAATTATTATCTTTATGCCACCTATCTGTTCCAGATAAACTAGGCATTTGTTGTATCCTCACCCCTTTTATTTCTTTAGCCATATAGTGATGTTTATCACCTGTATGAACTTCTCTATATGTAGCATCACCAAACCATTTACTATACTTTGGATGTGTTGCAAATAATAAAGGTAACGCCTCTATTTTACAGTTACCGTGATGGAAGCCAATAAATGTGCTACCTATTACAGTTGCTTTTACTAAGCCTTCTTCTCTATCAAAAAATACATCTGGCTCATCTTGAAAGTATACCTCTAATGCATGTGCTAAATAAAATGATTTAGTTCTATCATGATTACCTTGAACCAATATTACTTGAACATCTATAGAGTTTGACTTTAACATCTTAATAGTATCTACAAGAATAGCAAATCCTAATTCATACTCACTGGCATAATCTAATATGACATCTTGAGGAGTTCCGTTTGTTGTTTGGTTTTGATAATTATCTGTATGAAAAAAATCATTTGATATAGGAAAGACCACTCTATTTATATCATATACTGACTTAACTTTGTGTATTAGTTTTTTAGCTACATTAATAAATCTAACAGCTCTAGTTCCAGGATCATTATCACCATCTACATATCTTTTTGCTAAATGAAAATCTGAAAGGGATAACTCAATATCTATAAGATCTTTATTTTTATTTCTTTCTGGTGCAAGTATTGGAACGTAACTTGACTTATAGTTTTCTAAGAACTGTTTAAAGTCTTCTGGTGTGTAATCTTTAGGTTGCTTTCTTTTAGAAAATACCGAAGATGTAAACTTTCCACTAGGGAGTAATTTAGACCAGTAATTTGTAATTATATATTTAGTTAAATCTATTTTATGAAGTGCTGCTAAATCTAATTCATTCTTTGGTTCAAAGTCTAAAGTAACAGTACTCTCTAATGTACCTTTTTCATTATTTACTTTTTTTATAAATTCAACCTCTTCACTAAGTTTACCTGCATCTTTTATAAATGTTTCTGCTGAGTCTTTATTCTCTTTTTTTATATCCTTTATAAGTTCATTTACTTCATCTTCTGTAATTTGCAACTTCTCAGCATAAAACTTTTTACTTTTCTTCCAAGCTAACATTGACTTTAACTGTATGAGTAAATCTTCAGAGTGTGACATAGGGTGTGGGTTTAGTTAAATATGGTAAAGATATGGAATTTATTTTGGATATTACAAATAAATTTACTAAGGATGGTTATTCTTTATAACTAATTTGGTTATAAATAAAAAACTCCCAGGGCTATTACACCCCAGGAGAAGCCTTGTAAAACCAACAAAACAAGACTTTTTATTATTGAGGATCTACTATTATTTCTACAGATGTTTTACAACTTCCAAAAGATACTACTCTAATAATATTTGTATCATCAGGTACTTTATCTGTTGGGTATCCTGATAGTAACTGTGTTCTAGTTATGTTTTGTTCAAAGGGTGCTGTAAACTCATTTACATCTGAGTATATGTAAAAAGGTCCTGTATCTACACCTAGTGTTCCAAATTGTATTGCTCCTGTCATCTTTTATGTTATTATTGCTTGTTCAAAATTACTACATGCAAGGTTTGAATTTTGAACCCTAATCGAAGTAGTTCCAGAAGGAAGAGGTGTTAGATATCCAAAGGGGGATGTCAATATTGCTATTGAAACACCTGTTGCAAAAGGTGTTACAAAACTATCTGCATTTGAATAAATATCCACAGGTCCAGAACATACTCCTGCTGAGGTTAATCTAATTATTGCATTTGCTGCCATATTATTATTTTATTTAAAAACACAATGCTATATTAGAAAGTATATATCCATTACTATCTACTCTAGCACTGTATCTTGATGAGTTTGTATTAAGTTGTATTTTATAATACTGTCCATTACCTACAAATGGATTATTTCCTAAAGAGTCATTAAATATTCTATCACCTACACTAATATTGTTTATTGCTGCATGCTGTATATAACAAGTAGAATCTAGAAGTAAAGAACAATCACTAGTTATAGGAGAAGTATTACTAGATATTGCTCCTGGATCAATAGTACCACTACTAGGTGTAGTACTTGTTGTTGTAGTCACTGGTACTATATAAGTTGCAGTAAGGCCATTTAAGCTACAATCACATGTGGTGGTTGTAGTAGTAGTACTACTTGTACTAGATGTAGTTGTTGTACTTGTACTTGAAGAACTTGTAGTAGTAGTTGTTGATGGAACTACTATTACACTATCAAATACAAAGAGTTGATTAGCTGGTTCCATTACATAAGATTGAAAGAATGGAGTTATCAATTCATCAGTACAAGGATTGCATATATCATTTGGTTGATAAAGAACTCCATTTTGTGCTATCTTATTTCCAAACTCATGAGATCCTGATTTTAAGTTACTCACAGTTGCCTGTACAATAGCTCCAGCTTGAATAAGTAATTGACCAGATTGTGTAGTATTACCTACACTTATTGTAGAATCTACAACAGGTAGTCCGTCTACAAATAGTTTAAGATTTACAGTTCCTATAGTTGTTGGCGTATTAGTCTGTAATACCCAATCAAATTTATAAGGAGGAGGAGGTGTTGTAGAAGTTGTTGTTGTTGAACTAGTTGATGTAGTAGTAGATGTACTACTAGTACTTGTAGTTGTTGTACTACTAGATGATGTTGTTGTAGTAGTTGGGCAATTAGTTGGTATGTCAATACAATTTTCACAGTTACCTACAGAGCAAACTCTAATAATAGTTGCACCTAGAGGAAGTTCTACAACATAACCAGACTCTAATTCTGTAGCTGGTACTTGTGTCTCGAAAGGAGAAGTATACCCATCTGCATCTGAAAATAAATCAAATGGTCCAGCAATGCCAGACGGAGGGATAGTTATGGTTATTTGTATTAACATATCTTATAGTGTTGTGTTTGTTTTATTGTAATAAAATATCTACGTAATTAATGCACATCCCATTAGCTTTAACTCTCACTGTAGTTGAGTAATCTGGTACAACAGAGCTAGTGTATCCACTTAATAATAATGTTCTAGACACACCTGTTTCAAAAGGAATATCAAAATTATCTTTATTTGAATACAACTCAAAGTTATCAGCATTGATGCCTGCAGTAGTTAATGTTAAAAGTACAGTCATAATTATGAACAGCAGTTATTGTTAATGTTTGTTATTTGGTTATTTATATCAATTATTTGTGCTTTCATTGCAGCAATTTCTTGAGTATTTGTAACTTGTTGAACTTGTAATGCACAAAGAAGTTGATCAATTTTAGATAATGCAACATTTAATGTGTCACATGCTTCTATATTTGTGCATGGAGTTGTAGGTCCATCATACACAACTGTGCTTGATAAAGGACCTTTTGTTCCACAAGAGTTTGATGAGCAGTTGCAATTTGAAGTACATCCACAAGGACTATTTAGAACTACATCAGTGCAGCAAGGGTTTACAGGTAAGTATGCCATTTTGTTTTATTTTAAGGTATGTAAATTATATAATATGCTCCATATCCAGGTTGCCAGTTGCTATGACCTTGTCCACCACCTGTATCTGCTAGTGATACACCAACATTTAAAGTTTGAGTAACTTCACTCGTTAATCCATTTGTAGCTGGAGATGATGTTCCTCTTAGTGCGTATCCTAAATTACCACCAGTTGAATAAGATTGTCTTACTTGTTGGTCAGGTTGAACTGGATCTTGAGTGTTAGCAGTACCCATTGAAACCATCTTGTGAGTATGACTTGCTGGAGAAAGACTAGAAGTTACAGTTGAAGCATGTGTATGTGGAGGTATTTGAGACGTTGTTAATGTTGCTCTGTAATCTCCACTAGTAGTACCTAAACTCCATTCTGGAACTTGTCCAAGAACTGGAACTACAGCTGGATCAAGACCACCTCCTCCAGGCATTCCAGTAGTAGACGCTACAACAACTCTTCCCCTAAGGTCTGGAGTTCCATTAGCACCATTACATAAAAATATTCTATCCCATTCACCTATACCAGCACCTGATCCATCAAAATTACCTAAACTTCCAAAGTAAGGGGTAGCAGAAAACGGAACCATTCTGTTGTTAATTGCAGTTTGTTGTGGGTTACCATTTAAATAGTTTTCAATGTACGTATTTATATCTGAAATTGCAACAAAAGTATTATTTGCATATGTGATAAAATTATTTAATTGAGTTTGTAGATTACACACATAATCTATAACAGCTTGAAGAACAGCCTGAGTATCTGTACTTGTAGCATTAGGATCATCAGTGATACCTGGAACACTAAGACATCTTAGTATATATGGCTCACTAGGTATGTCTTCTTGAATAACACCTATAGTTGCTTCCACTTGACACAATGATTGAATTATAGCCTCTAAATAATTATTTAAAGATAGGGGATTACAATCATCTAAATTACTTTCAACAGTTGGACATATTATTGCTGGTGGAATTACAGGAAATATTCCTGTTCCATCAAGAGTTGATGATAAATAAGTTATTAGAGATTGTTCTACAAACGATAGAGAGTCTCCATGTTTTATTCCTAAGACAGGGACATCTACCCCTGTATATTTAACGCATTTGTCTGAAGATACTTCAGTACATCCGTTATAGCAATTTGAGCAGTTATTTGACATGATATTTTATATTTTTAAGGTGTTGGTATACAAGGGTTATTTAATGTATTAGTTAATCCTGCTTGGTAATGTAACTTACCGTTACAGAGTTTAGTTCTTTGGTCACTTCCTCCAATTTCTGTTACATACGCTATAGTATCTTTTTTAACAGTATATTGATTTACAGCTGCAGCATCCCACCATTCAACTCCTAGCTGTTCAGCAATTTTATCTATTCTACAAAGATAAAATACTGTACTACATGAATTTACGCCTACTTGACCACTACAACATTCATTACCTTGGTCTGCTACAGGCATTGTTCCTATAATACAGTTACCAGCAAAAAGTAGGCCTATTAATTTCTTAACACTACCAAATTCAGCATATACAGCAGAACCTGAGTCTCCTTGCAAACCTGGGTTAAAGCATCCTGGTTGTTGAGATGTACTATCATCATCACTTGGTCGAATTACAGCAATGATGTCATTATAGCCTACAGGCCCAAGAGCAGTACCTACATTTGGTAAATTTATTGAGCTTCCATATACTCTTAGAAAACCACAGATTCCTTTACCTCTAGCTCCTGAAGTTCTTCCTGATGACCAAACATCTGGATTTGTATTAAATATATCATCTAACTCAGCTGTTGTAGCAAACGGAGGATTTTGATTAGTTATTACACTTTCAAGACCTATAGGTTGCCATGATGCATATTGTTGTGACGAAGGTACACTTTCAGTCTCAATATCTTGAAAGTTTACAGAATATATTGCAGCATCCACTTGATTAACAAACCCTGTACTAGCTAAGTGAATTGGAGCATATCTTAAACTTATTCCTACTTCATTAACAGGTTGAATCTGACCAACTGCTTCTGTACCTTGATATATTCTATTTATTGGATCATAATCGTTTTCTACATTAAGGGCAGCTAAGTTTCTATCGCTTGTGTATGTAGGATTTTCTATAGTTACGTGATTATTAGTAAGTGCTACTATAGCTCCTGATGCTATATCTTGTACAAATGTTCCTAATGTACCAACAGAAGGAGTATTGTTTATAGAAGTCATTGTTACTCCTCCTCTTAGAGGTCTAGTAAATTGTCTGTTAGTAAATTGTCCAGAGTTAGATCCATTCCACCCTCCACAAGCTGTACAACTAAAAAGTTGAACTGGAGACTGTTGTATTATATCTATCTTAATAACTGTATCACCTACAGTAACTTCACTTGGTATCATTTCATCAGAAGATAACTCTTCAATTGGTTTCTTTTCAGTAACTCCAATTACAATAGCAGAATCTCCTGTAACTTTACCAGCAGAAACCTTTTGACCTAGTCCAACAGAAACAATAGTAGTGTTACCTTTTGCAAAGGTTTTTGCTACATCATCTATTTTATCTTTTATTTCTTTTGTTAGTTTCATATTTTATTGATTTATTTCTGATTCAAACCATGTCCAAATTGTCTTAGGTCCTGATGGGTTAGGAGTAGTACTACTAGTTGTTGTGGTTGTTATACTAGGATCAATAAATCCATCACTTATTCTACATCCAGGTATTTGACTTGCTCCACCAGCTGGATCAGGTGTACCAGGAGCATTAGGTACTAAGTCAGTCCATGCATATGGAGGCTCTAGATCTACTGTAGCCCATCTAGAACCACCTACATAAAGTTTTCCGTTAAATAAAGCAATAGCTGCTGCTCCTGCAATCTGAACCCCAAAGTCTTCAGCTCTTGTACTTACCTCTAAAACTCCTGTTTCATAATCATATTGTTGAACTGCAAGATGACCAGTTATAAAATTATTATCAACGTAGGGATCTATCCACCCTACAATTATTACTTTATTTGGTGTTACACCATCTTCTTTATATGTAATTAGTAAATCTGATGCATTACCAGCATTGTTAACACCTGCTCCAGCAAGTGCAAACTTTTCTACAGTAATCATTTCTGTACCATTTTCAGGGAACGTACACTCTAGGAATCTAGTATCATATAAAGGATCAAAACCACCACTTGTTGTACTTACAGTTAAACCTATTGTGTTATCATTTATTACTTCAATGTTTGGAATAAAACCGTTATTGAACTGATCCCAGACAGGAGGTAATACATATCTTACCTCATCCCATTCTAAATTGGTAGGAACCTCAGCTTCATTAACATAATTATATTTTATAAAACACTGATCTGTAGGAGGTGCTGCTGGATTTTGATAGTTAAAGTTAGCTGATACTACAAGTATATTATTACCTATACCAATATCGCCAGAAGCAAAACCTTCACCTGGTGGAGGTCCTACTTCTGTAATTGTACCTGTTGTTCTATTCCATACCTTAATTGGCTGATAAGAAGTCTGTGCTACTGGAACATTTGGTGGAGCTACACAACGTCCTGCTTCTTCAGGATCAGAACAAGTCAATCCTCCATAGGTTATGTATACCATATTATAGCAATTTAAAGGACGACATCCTAAAAATAATTTTCCACCAGTTGGTGCATTACCATATATAGTCATAGATGTATAGTTAGCAAGACTAGTAACTTTAAACTCCCCATCCCCAGAATTGTTTGTAACAGGATTACCAGGCAAATTAGGATTTACCATCCCACCCCATAGTTTATTACCATCAACTTGAACTAAACATCCGTCATTTATAGAAAGTGTTGGAGTTCCACCATTAGTTTCTACATAATATACATCTCCAGATGTACCAATTGCATTACTATTTAGAACACTAGCTCTAATTGGAATATCATTAACTGCTACAGGGAAATCAATTGTAATACTAAAGTCAAAACCTTGAACAGCTAAAAGTACATCTTCTCCCTCAGAATCAGGTGCTCTAAGTCCACTACATCCTAAGAAACCACCATCTGTATTGCTTACAAACCAAGCACCTAAGTCATTAGATAAACTTGCTGTACACGTCATTCCAAAGTAAGTAAATGTCTGAGGCCCTAGGTAATTATTATTAGAACTATCATACAAACCATCAAATAGGTTAGGGAAATAAGTAAGACCACAATTAGGGTCAGGATCACCTGATATAAAACTAATGTTAGAACAGTTTGTAGCTGAACTTAACCAGTCATTTGAACTATTTACAAAAGTATTGGATGTTAAGTTGTTAGGAATTGATTGATTTACTGTGTATACCTCTAAAGTTTCTGGTTGTAAAATTTGTGCTAATCCATTTACACCCCAGAAAGGTACACCTTTAGCTCCATTATAACTTTCTGAAAATTCTGGCAATCCATAATCTTGAAGTAATATTTTAGGTATAACCTGATTGTTTATACTAAATTCAGGACTAGATGGAGTTACAGGGAATACGACTAAATAATTACCTACTGCATATTGCTGACCCCCTCCACTAGGAGTAAGATCAACTCTATATCCTAATATAAGTTGTCCTGAATTTGTATAAGTAAGATTACTCAACTTACTTGCATTGCTTACTCCAGTAGCTGCCCACTTAGAAGATATATCATTTGAGGAAATTGTAATGTTTCCTACAGCTGCAATACTAAATTCAGAAAGATACATTGAACCATTACCACCAGTACCTTCTGATGGTGCTGGAGCATATTTATTACCTGTTCCAACAATAAGTGTATTATTATCTATTGCAGTCATAGCCCATACAGAAGTTCCTCCCAGATTATGTGCATAAGTCTGTCCCATAGGAACTGTTATCTCTCTTACATAAGTTAATGTAGGAGCATTTGGTGTAGTTCCATCTATGTTCCACTCTCTAATGTATACCTTATCATCATTATCATTTGTTGGATTAGAACCTTGATCAACTATACTAGCTAACCATAGTTTATCTTCTGTAGCACAAATAGGTCTTTCAATACCCACTGTCTCAGTAAAGTCATTGGGAACTAATACAGTTGTACTTGTGTTAGTATTAAAGTTATATACAGCTACACTTCCTGAATTACCACCATCAGTAGACCATAAACACGGTATACCAAATGGATCTGGGAA